CTTCCGCGCCAGGCTGGGCGAACGATCCGCCGTCACCGATGCCGGAAACCCCGGTAGGCGGGCGCAGATACGAAGGAATGCGAAATCCCTTCCCGTTTACGAACTTTGCGCCGGACTCTTCGCCGAACATGTTATACGTGGCCGTGACCTGCTCGAATTGATCGCGCAAGCCACCGGCTGATAACTGTGTCAGCGCCGGCAAGATTGTGGAAATATTTACAGGAACTCCCATTTATTTACTCCGATCCCCTACCGCCCTCCGTACTGAGCCTTCAAGCTGTCTATGTATTGAGGGGAAAGGCGCCCATTCTCCGTAAGAGTAGGTATGCCGCTCCCGTTGACAGCGGTCGAACTCTGTCCAGTTATTTCGGTTCGATTGGGGATTTGTTGACGTTGCTGTTCGCGGTAGGCCCTGGCGTCCCTGAAAACAGAATCGAGGTTGGAAATCATGCCCCGCATGACTTGGCCGAGCCGCGCGTTATATCTCATCGCTGCGGCCCGCGCGTCCCTCTCGTCGGCGCCAGCGGCGAAATGCTCGTTGTTGAGCTTTCGCATAGGCGCGTTTTGCAGTTTGCTCACGCTGTCTTCATACAGTTTGTGCCACTGCGGATCCGCCAGTAGGGTGGCGTGCGCGCCTTCGAGGATGGACCTATACAACTGCTGATTCTGTTCTCCGGCCTCCGGGCCGAACGGTTGCCATTTGCTGAGTTGCGCGAGGTGCGCCTTTTCGTATTGGCCGGTGAGTTCATCAACCGCCTGGCTGCCCTGAGTTTCAGCCTCTTGCCTCGCCTGCCTATAGGCTGTTTCAGCCTGTTGGCGCTGCGTGGCGTCAAGCTGATTGAGCTTGGCCTCACGTTGTAAGTTGTAAACCAAACTCTCATCAGTCCCTTTATCCACCCATTCAATCAACTGGTTTATAGGGACTTGATTGGCGATCTCGCGCAGTTCTTGCGGAATCCGCGCCCAATCGTCGGCAGTCAGTTGCCAGGCGCCGGTCGCTGCTTGCGTACTGGGCAACTTGCCCATCTGCTGCAAAACGGCGATCACGTCATCCGGCGCATGCTGTGCAAGAGTCTCGATTGACGCCCAGTATGCCGGCTGCGCGTCTTTCGCTATGGACTGCCAGAATGGGAGCGCCCCCTCTTGAGGCGTATGGATCAACCCATTCACGAATCCCAGCGTCTGCTCGATCCCCTCGAACCCGCCGTATTGATCAAACTTGGCAGACTGATCGCGGAATTGCTTTAATTCCGCCTTCATCTGCCGCGCTTCTGCCCTCGCGCTCTTGATGGCTTCGACGAGGCCGGGTACCTTGGCCTGATCCAAGTTCGGATCAGCCGTCATCCCCTGTAGGTCGTCGTCGCCATCAGGTATAGCGGACTTCGCTTCCGGCTGTTCGTCAAATGCCCAACCTGCGGAGAGTTCTTCCGGGGTTGCAGTCGGAGCGGCTTGCCCCGAGACTTCAGCCTGTCCGCCCGTCGCACCGTCGCCACCCGCGCCAGTGGCCCCAACGTCGCTGGGAGAGGGTGTGCCGCCCTCTGTGTTCGCGTTTAATTCGTCTGACATTTATGGAAATTAGTAGGTAAGCTTGGTCTTTCTGGCCTGTCGTCGGCGCTGCGTTCTGGTCCCCGAATGCTTTCCGGTTACAGGCGCGCCAGGATGTTTTGAATTATAAATGCGGGCCGCTTTCGATTGTGCGGCGCCGCAGGACATTCCCTCGCCCGCGAACTTATCCCGCATGACTTCGTATGGTTTCGGCATTTGCGGCCTCCCCTCGTTGCTTCAGCCATTCATCTATCGCCATATAGACTTTGGTGATCTGGCCGTTTACGATCTTTGGAACTGAGATAACCTCTTCCCGGTGGCCGATGACAACGTTCGTCGCCAAAGCGGCTTTCAAACCGGAATCAGCGAGGGTTCTCCAGAATCCGATATCCGCGTCCACTCTCCCCTCTCCCCAATCACCTTCGGCGTTCGGCTTTTCCCAAAACCACGGCTTGCGCATTTGCTCAAATACGCGCCGGCGGAAGACGGTTAGCCCGAAATGTCCGGCGTTCGCCGGAAACAGTCCGATACTCCAATCAATCGCGCCGTCTGTGCCTACAAGAATGTCCGTCGTATTGCCGCGCTTGATTTGAGTCGGGATCACCGCGTCAATGGTCGGGTTTTCATAGAGAAGCCTGATCATCTCGATCAGGTCGGCGGGTCTTGCGAATGTATCGTAGTCGGCTGTGACTATTACATCCGCTTCGTTGTCCTCATCGTCGAGGATCTGCTTGATGCAGCGGCTTAAAGAATGATGCCAGTACACGCCAAACCCACGCCCGCGTTGCGCTCTCACCGCCAACGCGATCTCCGTGATGATGTCCGCCGAGTCCAGATAGCCGATTCGAGGAGTGGACATTGCAATGGCGACATTCACCGTTACGTTGTCTTTAACAACGTCTTTCTCTGTCCGCCACTGGCCGGCCACAAACCGATGCCCGTTACCGTTACCATTTGATTCTGACTCCGGTAAGGGTTCGACTAACAACCCGGCCAGATCGCGCCTGACGCAAATGAGGTTGCATTGAGTTCGGCAAACAACTTCATATCCGCGCGCCTCGACAAGAAACTTCATGGCCAAGCGTCCGGCCTGATCCAATACACCATCCTTATCCAGCGTCGGGGCGTTCGGCTCGGGGATGTACATCGGGTCCGCGTCGGGGTTGAACTCGACGATGAGAACACGGGGCTTGAGTCGCGCCATAGAATTTATGACGTGGTATTCCTGGCCGTCGATGTCCAGCACGAGGAGGTCAAGGTCTAACGGCAAAGGCGAAGTGCGGCCAGCTAAATTATCATCAAGCGTGTCTCCCTTATTTAATTCGATTCGCTTTTGTAGAGTGATAACATTCTTGTTTTCTCCATACCGATCTTCTAGCTGGCGATAAAACTTCTCATCGGCCTCGATCTGTACCGACATCCACCCCTGATCAATCAATCTCCGCGTATTGCTGAAAAACAGTCCATCGCCTGCGCCGCACTCGACACACCATTTATTCGCCGTCCCAATGCGCTCAAATATCGCCTCAATCGCCCCGTCCTCACCGTATTGACTGTAAACGTTGATCGGCTTGATTGACTTGGCGAAAGCCTCAAAGCGCGGGTCCATTGGTCTGTCTTCGACGCTGTAGAGATTGCGGTGGCCGTTAAGCGGATTGATGTGTCGTGGCGATGGTTGCTGCTTCTGCCCCGTCAAATTCAAGCTCACCGCCAAGCTGGCGCAGTCCTTTACTTCCGACTCCCACGTTCGGATATGTTCAAGCCCGGCATCAATCATCAGCTTGGACAGTTTTGCCCTATCGAATAACGCCTTATGGAAGTCGTTCTCGTCGATTTGTCCCCCGTAGACATAACCGTCAGCGATAGCATGAAAGCCGTTGGCGACGTAGGATTTGGCGATCAGCGCGAAATCCGGCACAGCAACCTTCAAGACCCCGCCAGGCTTCAACACTCTTACCCAGTCCTTCAGGACGTCCAGCGTCTGAGCGTGCGGGAAATGTTCGAGAATGTGGCTTGCGTAAATCTCATCGACGCTATTGTCTGAGTATGCCAGCGGAAATGCGGAATCACCGAATTTGGCGTCAACGTTGGTGTAGCCCTTCATGGTGATCCCGTCACCGCTGCCGATATTTAGTTTCAAACACCTGCTCCCATTGTCTGTTGTTTCTGTTGTGGCTGCCGTCCGCCCATCTGCTTCTGATCAGGATTCTTATTCTTCTTGTCGTTCGGCGGCCCGCCCTGTTCTTCCCCTGCTCCCGGCATAGGCTGCCCTGCCATACTGACCATCCCAGTCAATTGCGCCTCTGCTATAAGACCTTCCACGTGTCTATAAATCGCCGCCTTGACGCCCGCGCGCTGTTCCGGCGGCGCTTCCTTGCCTTCGTCCGTGGTAAGCCAGTCGCGGTAGACGTTGATTGCGGCTAAGTGGCCAAGTTCCTCGATCTCGATTGGCGGCTGGAGTATGCCAAGCAGCATCTGGCCAGCTTCCGCCATGGGATCGACCGGGACTTCCATCATTTGGCCAGTCATCGGATCGGCCGCCATTTGGGTCGGCGGCATTCCGGCCATTGCCATTTGCAGCAGCGGCGCTGCCTGGGCCATCTGGTCTATGCGCTGGCGCGCAGTTTCAGCCGCTGCGGTGTAGTCCTCGGCCCCTAGATCAACGTCGTAAGTCTCAGTGATCTGCTCGACCAACCCTGGCATTTCCTGCATGGCCATCTTGAGGCCAATCAAGCCGCCGACATCGAGCAATAGCTCTTTAAACCGCTGGCGCCGTTCGAGGTTGGTTTGGGGCAAGTAGGACTCAGGAACGACCTCGGCAAACAACTCGACGGCGATATCCGCCGCGCTGAGCCACACACCGTCTTGCTTGCCTCTCTTGCCTGCGAGGCTTACGTAAATCTCATCTATGCAGTAGACGCGGAATAATTCGAGGATAATCTCCGCGCCTCTTCTATCGGCTTCGGCCTTTAATGCTAATTGTGGCGCGAACAGGCTTTGGCTATTGGCAGATGCAATCTGCGCGCCGGTGGCCGTCTCGTTGTTGACACCAGGCAAACCGCCGGAGAAGTCCGTAACCCTTGACGCCTTCTGACAGAAGAAATCAAGTTGCTGGCTATAACTGAAATGCGCCTGTGATGGCGGCTGTGGCTGCAATTGGTGTACGGCGTCCTGTAGCCGCTTGTTTTCGAGGCCGGTAGTGTTGACCGGGATGTTTTTAAGGGGATTGGCTAGATAGGCGCTGACGCCATTCGGCAGCAGCGTCTCATCATACAGCGTCGCGGGCGTCGCAGCCGTGCGTAGAAGCGTATAAATCAGGCTCATAGTCAGGTTGTACTGACGGTTGCCTTCCAACATGTCCTCTGTCCCCGAGCCGAGCGACGAGAGCGCCCGCATCCTGTACACCTGGCCCACCCAGAACTGCTTGTGATGCTCGTTCCGCATCTCAACAACGCCATCCACGCCCTGAATCCAGCACAGATAAAGGCCGTCTTTGAATGCGTCGATCAACTTCGTTCCGGCCGGGATCCTCATCCCGCTTACCGTCTGGTAATCCTTCTTGATGACGCAGCGGTCATACATCGCAGGGTCGAGCCAGATTTGGATAAAGTCCGCTGTGGGTTCAGCATTAGGACTCTTACCCGATCCCCTGGCCTGGCCTGACGATGCGAATGTGGAACGTTTGAGGTCGTCGGCCGCGTCCAAACCTGCGTAATCGCCCTTGCTGGCTTTAAATTTGATCTCCGGAAACTTGCTTTGGAGTATTGAGAGACGGATCCGCCGCGTCCGCACCAGATACGGCGATTCGTGCGGCTGGAATTGGATATCGTGTTTTAGCTCGAACGCCGGGACGGATTCACAACAGATTGAGCCGTGTTCGATGCTCTCATAGCCTGTTACGGCTTCGACTTGGAGGGGTTCGGGCTGCTCGACGTCGATGTTGGGCGATCCGCAGTCGGGACATTTGGTAGGCGGCGGGGCCACTCCATCCGCTGGTAGGCCGGGTGGGACGCCCGCGCCCATACCCTGACTATCGCCCGCCGAAATATATCCCGCATTTGGTTGTCCATTTAATCCTCCTTGCGCTCCGGGTTCCAGTCCGAGCTGTGGCGCAGCAACCATCTCTGCTCCGCTTGCGTCAGGCTCAAATGGCCGACCAACCGGGCCTGCCGCAGCTTCCGATCCAGCTCCTCCAAGTCCAACGGGGCCGCTTCCTCCACACTCGGCGCAGAAGTAGCTTGGCTCTCCGAACTGGACTTGCTGTGGTTCGACTTTCGGTCTTCTGGCATAGCTCTTTACGTCCTTGCTGTAATAATAGTATCTCGCATACTTCCCACACTGAGCGAGCGTCGCCTCGCCTTGCTTGAATGTCTCAGTATACAGCTTACGCTCGTAAAACTGCTGCACATTCGACGCCGCCTTAGACGCGCCGACCGCCTGATCCGCGTCGCTCACTGGACGCCATTTAACATCCGTGGACGATTGCGTCCATTTGGCCTTGATGTTGTCCGAATAGAAGCCGACGAGGTTGAGACTGTAGACAGGTGAATCCGTCCTATCCGGCAATGGCACGGCGCGCCAGCCTGTGCCATACTTGGATCGCCGCAGGATCTGCTTGCCCTCGATAAAGAGAAAGATCATTTCCCACAGCAACACGGAATCCTTCCAGACACTGCCGTTCTCTTCCTCTAATTCCTTGCGGCAGTCCTTGAACCAGTCTTCGTCTATGTAGACGGACTGATCATTGGCCTGATCGTAGGCTAACTGTTCAAGCGGCTTGCTCGGCGCGAGGTTTGGCGCGTCGCTGTATGCGGTAGCTAATACTGCCATTTACTCAACTCTAAACGGCTGCCGCCGCTTCTCAAGTTTCGCCTCAATCTGCCGCCATTCCTGCGGGAATCTAGCCCTTGCCTGCTCTATGCTCATCCACGCGACGTCCGGGTGTAACTGCTCCAAGTCTTCCTTCACTTCGTCAGCCAAAAACGCCTCATCGATTGGCGACTTGTTCGGTGTCGGATCGTCATCAATCTGCAGGACGCGCGAACGCTGGACTTCCAACGGCTCGACATTGGCCTTACGTAAGAGACGATCGACTAGCTGGCGCTCTCTTTCCCGCCATGTCTCTTCTCGCCTGTAAAAAGTTCTGGCCTGGAGGAAATACCCACAGGCCAGGAACAAGCACAGAACTGAGAGTAGGAGAACAGCCAGAATCATTACTGCGGGAGAGAGCCGGTGAAAGTCGATGGAACGTCGGGCGTATTCGGCGTAACGAGCGCTCTCAGCGTCGCCACCGTCGTCGCCGTGTGCGTTTCAGCTATCGCGCCGGCGATTACGCCGAAGCGTAGACCGCGACTAGCCTGGCGCATTGCTTCAGGACTTGTCCCAGCCAACGGCGGCAGCGCTTCAATAGCCGTCTGAAGCGTCGTTACAGTGGAATTGGCGTTGATGATCGCGTCAGTCAGGCCACCAAGCACGGCAACGTTGATGCCGCTCAGCGCCATATAGCACGCTTGCCTGTTATCTTCTGAGTTCACTAATGCCATGATTGTTTAGTCTCCTTTAAAGATGCTGGCCACATCCATCTTTTGTTTTTTAGCCAGATAAGTTCGCCCTCTTTCAATTCAGGGTTGAGCTTGTAATAGAAGGTGATCCCATTCCACGGACAAGGAGGCCCGTCTAAATATCGCATCTCAGGATGCCATCTTCGCCAAAGCGTTATACTGAACCAGTAAAAACCCAGTTTGAAATACCACCGCCCCTTTTCCCTTATAAACAAAGGGCCGATCAAATATCGCAGCGGACTCATGACTTCTTATTCCTGATCTTCTTCTCTGCCGGCTCAGCTTCAGGCTCCGGCAATTCCGCCGTGTCCCGTTTCTCGCTCCACGCCGCGAGCGCCTGCGCGGCCGCGTGTTCAGCCGCCGTTTGCTCTTTGCCTACGTTCAGCTCTCGAACAAGATCAGACCAGTAGGCTTGAGAATGCGGTGGCAGGGCGTCAAATTCCTGCCCGTAGTTGCGCGCAGCGTCGCGCGCAACGGCTTCGATATCTGTTAATGAATCAGGTTTCATTGTTAGGACTCCATCCTCCCCACGGATCGTCTATAGCGTTATTGGCCGGCGTCCAGCCGGACCAAGGATCGTTCGGATCGGCGTTCTTCTTGGCTTCCCTGTTGCGGATCTCAGCTAGCTTGTTCTCCCGCGCCATTCGCCAGGCGTCCCACTCCCATGATCCTTCGGGAACATCGGGCTTGTTGGCAAGCCGCCAGCCTGCGGGCAATTGCGCTTCGAGCTTCTCGTCTTCAGTCAACGACGCCATTTTCGGTCCCCATCGGCAGAAGATACCCCGCAAGCTGTCCATTGCGTCATCAAACCACTTGTACGGAACTACTTGCGACTGGCCACGCTGGGTCGTTACCGGCGTATCCGCGTACTTGTAAGATGCGAACTCGGCGCGGTGGCGCGCAAGTCCGGCATCGGTCTTAGGGTTAATGAACTCGTCATCGTCAACAACGAGGAACAATAGCGGATGGCCTTTTAACTGCGGCTTGAACGGATGAGGTTTATCAAAATGCCTCAGCCTTAACATATGCCGCATCTGAGCGATTCCGGCAGTCTTAGCCGAGTCCATCGCTTGAAAGGGCAGCCCGAACTTGACGCGGTACGTGTCGCGCTCCGACTTGGCCTCGTGACTCATTCGCCACAGCTCGACAGCGCCCTTGTAAGCGTCCGTCTCGGCTTTGATCTGCTCGGCGACGGTATCGACTAGCGCGCCTTTGAATGTCCGGCCCCAGTAGAGGAAATAAAGGCCAGGAATACTTGAGTTCTCAGCCGAAGTCGCTATCAGACTGACAACCGCCGGATGTCCGTCTGTTGATCCCCAGTCGTGGCCGATGGCGCGGCGCCAGTGTTCGGGGATGGCGCGTTGGCCATAGACTCGGGCAAATTCTGACCACGTTATGACGTGGCGTCCGGGCAGCCCATCCTCGAACATCGGGAATATGTTCCCGCGTTCCCTAACCTGCCAGTCACCTTCAAGCAGTTGAGCGCGTGTAACGTCGTCGAGTTCGCTCAGCGACTGCTCATAAGACTCTTGATCCAAGTAAGGATTGTCCACCAACTTCGCCGGGACAAAGGCGCGTCCGTCTTTCTCGATGACGGCCAAGTCACGACCAAATTCAGGCAGCCAGTTATCGGGTATAAAACGCTGCTGTACCCACTCTGCCCCAATGCCGCCGGGGTTACTGGCCGACCGCATCCGCAAGGGCACATTCTTCCCTGCCAATCTCCGCAGCCGACTAAAGAGGTAGGTATATTGCCGCTCTGTGAACTGTGTAAGCTCGTCGAATCCGATAAACTGGTACTCAGCGCCTTGGTATTGGTAGATGTCCGATTCATTTACGAGATATCCAAATGCCAGCACGGCGCCGCTCGGAAATCGCCACTGCTTCTTTTGTTCGTTCCAACTTGCGCCGGAAGAAGCAAGCCATTCGCGCGCCCTATCCAGCAACGCCCCCGGCTTGGATAAATCTTGAAATGTGCGCCGTAACAGCAATGCGGAATAGCCAGGAACGTGGACATATTCAAGCGCCGCCATAAGCAAGGCCGACGACTTACCACCGCCTGCCGCGCCACCATAGAACGCCTCTCTATGCTCACACTCAAGAAACAGTTTCTGACGCGGCGTCGCTTCCTGCTGCTGGTAGGAGTCCACTGGCTTGTCGCTCAGCTCTTGCGGCTCCGTCGAGAAGTCGAAATCCTTTATCGCAAATTGTGCCGTAAAGGATGGCAAGGCTGTCTGGCGTGTGCTTGCGTAACCATTCCTCATCAGAAGCGACCTTTAATTGCACGAGATTGGCGCGCAAGATGGATTCAAGGTTCTGCCACACCAAGTCTGTAATAAGCTCTCTTTTTGACCCAATCTGTCCCAACTGCGGCGGTAAGTTCTCTTTCCACCTAGAGATATTCTGTTTTGGGATTCCGAGTTTATCGGCAACAGCCTGCACTGATTCGCCAGCGACGATCATGGCGAGCGCCTGGGCTACGATATGGACCGAATAACTCTTTTTGCCAGCGCGCGGCGTGCCTTTGTGGCCGTTCTGCTTCAAGCCGCCTACTCCTTATCCATAGCCGCGCCAGCCCACATATGTGCCTCTTCGAGCTTTGTTACAACCAATGAGCGCTCGCGGGACTTTGGCGCATCGGCCGCAGTCAGCGCCTCAATCATCAACCTGAGAATGGCACGCTGATAGGTAAGATCAGAGTTGATCTCTATATTCATCGGCTTCTGTTCAACTGTATTTTCCATCTATGCCGCCTCCAAAATCACAAACATCGCATAATCCCGCGTCGCCGCCTCGTCGCGTTCGGACGGTGAGAGGCTGCGGCTTTCAACTTTGTAAATCCAGGCTTGATCTACCTGCTGGCTGAACGTGGGAAGAGATGGCCCAACCGCCTCTCTGCCACTCTTATATGCGTGGAATCCCTTATCACTGATGATCACCGCAAATCCGCTAGCAACGCTGGCAACCCTCGGCGCCACCTTCACAAGCCAGGGCAGAGCGCACAATTGTTCAAACCAGCTCTTATGAGTGCGGTAAATGCCGGCGGGCGTCTTGATTAGACAGATATTGGGATCAGTGTTTAGAAGCCTTTTCAGCTTTTTGTGTGAGCGTGTTGTGGACAAGTGTTTTTCTCAATAATAGTTCTTGACTTGATAACCCCTAGGGGATATTATCCAATCATCGCAGCAGCAATGACGCAGCGCGATAACGCTGAAAGGCACAAAGGAGAACATTATGGTAGCAACAGTAAATCTTCCCGGCTCATCACACTTCAAATACTTTGTTGGCTCGAAAGCCGAGTGCGAAGCCTGGCTTGAAAAAGTCAAAAACGATTATCAAGAAAGATTCGGCGGAACCTGGTACAACGCCTACTCGCCCGCGCGAACGATTTCCAACGCCGAGGCCAAAAAGTGGAAGTACCGAGATGGTTCGCCAGTAATCAAGTCTCTGTAAGAATCACTGATATTTTCCTTTGATGCCGTAAGGCGATTATGACACCAGAACAACGCCAACAATCACTAGCCGCCGCGCGCCGCGCATGCGAACGGCTAAGCGGCTACAAATTCTCGACTAAAGAGATTTGTAAATTCCAGCAGGACACATCTCCAAGTCTAGGCTTTTTTGCCTACAACCTAGAGGAGTTGATTGACCACCTAATCACAGGTTTTCAACTACTAGACGCCAAAGAACAGAAACAAATTAAAGGCGGCGCGAAGGGCGCCAAATTCGGCAAGCGTGGCGGCAGGCCAAAGACAAAGCTATCCTGAGCTGTTTCGCTATCGCCTCACGCCGCTTTCGCAGGTGTCAGCATTCATTGTGATCCGGCCCCGAACCGCTTTGCCGTCTGTCTTTGCGTCTTACCCCGACGCGCAATAGCTCAGGGCCGAAAGTTTTAATCAGGCGGTTAGTTGAGCCTCGAAAGCTCCCCCAAAGAAAACCAACCAACGGCCCGATATTGCGGCATGTGCCCCGTACCAAGAGCCGCAATGCTTATGTTTTTGTCTTCAATTCATTCTTCAAATCTTTAAACTCTTCGCGCGCTTCTTTACGAAAATCCGAGACCATCGCCTTGACTTCGCCAAACGCGGCGCCAAACTCAGCGCGAGTCATTCGGCCGGTGACGTCTTTTTCCAGCGCGTCCAGGCGTTCGATAATTCGCTGACGTTCGACGGCGGCTTGCTGCACGGCCTTTTCGTGATCGGCCTTACTAACCTTCGTCACGCTCGCGGCAAGCCACCCCACCAATCCAGACGCCGCCGCGCCTATGATTCCATCACCAAATGTCATAGAGCCAACTTGCTGCATATCCGCATCCTCTCAGGGGAGTAGTTTGCGGTGAGGTAATAAGGGGTTTATCAGTCGTTCAGTTAGGCCAGCAGCGGGTTATCGCTATACCTCGCCAGATCAGTGATCAGCGCCAGTTCATTCTCGTCAAGCTGGATGCCAGCATCGGCGAAGATTTCAGCCACCGTCTTGCCGGTCCTCTCCTGCTCACGGGCGATGTAACCCGCAGCCAGGCGGCCAATCAGCGCAGCCAATGCGGCGGCTTTCAGGATGATGTTTCCGTATTCGTCCATTATTGACCTCCCTTAGTCTTGATCAGGCCGATGGTGTCGACGATGGTTAGAGTGACTTGCTTGAGCGCCCCGATCGTCGCATTGATTCGGATCTGCGCATTGGGATCTTTGACGCCGAAAGTACCATTTGAGATCAGCTCCTGTACGGCGCTCACAATGTCATTGGCGAGTTTCTTCAGCTCAACCTTACCGGCGGGAGTCAGAGCGCCGGCGTCGGCGTAACCTCGCGCGCGGGTATTGAACGCTTTCAGCGCGTTATTCACCTTGAGCAATCCTACCGTGATCGCGCGAGCTTCATTGCGATCGATGATCCCCTGTTCTTCGAGTTCGTCTCGAACCTCGCGGCCATCGGCGATCAGGAGCGCGACACGATCCACATTCGTGGCGATACTTTTCAACTTATCGTCGGTGCATGCCTGGAGGCTGAAGGCCACCAGCAGCAGCAGGACAATTCGGGCAACTGTTCTATTTCTCATTGAGTGTTTTCCTCAGTTTTTGGTGTGTCAGGTATTCGCGGCACGGGCGACGATGCTAGATACGCGGCTGCGGAGATCACACCGGACGTGGCGGCCAGGACTAATGTGCTTTTCCATTGGGCGCCGAGGTTGAATGCGTCTGGCTTGATGACCATTCCGGCGATCGAATGCGCCGCCCCGCTGACGAATACGGCCGCGAGACCATGCAGCCACAAAAGACCGGATTTAACTATAGCTTTCATTGAGGGAGTCCCCATAAAGCAAAAGCCGCATGAATGACTCATTTTCTGAATCACTCATGCGGCGAGTTCTTACGAAATTGGTAAGCCTTGAACCGCTATCCGATTGTCAATTCTGCGAGCAGTTCATCGATAGTGGCTATCTCCTGCTTCATCCTGGCCGCCACTTCTAACAAGGTTCGCCTCTCACGTTCCTTTGCATTACGGCGATCGCTTAAAAACTTCCGCAACTGCTCTGGGCTAAGTCTAAGCGTTTCTACTCTTTCAACGCAAGTAATTTCCTGCGGTTCGTCGAGTTGTGACTGATCAGACATCCAACTCCTTATCCCATTTCTCACTCTTGAACGTCTCCTCAATCGCCTCACTTACCCTTTGCTCTACCCCTCTTCGCCTCTCCCTCTCCGATAAAATCCCATACTGTTTGCCGTGAAAATAGCCGGCGCGGTAGGCCGTGCGAATGCCGGAAACGCCGGCGATAACGATCACGCAGAGGATAAAAGCGAAGACTAGCAATAGATCGGTTGTGTCTGGCCTCATGCAGCCTCCTTCAGTTTGCGGTATTCGCGGACAGCATCATCAAAAGCGGCTTGGGCTTCATGCTCAGCAAGATCCAGAATATTCCCGGCATCAGTCTCCCCGCCATCGATCTTGTAGACTCTGTAACTGGCTCTACTAGTTATATAAATTGCCGCCGCCGCGTCCGCCACCTTCTTCGCGGCTTCGAGTTCGTCCATAAGTGAGTGAATAAGCCTACGCTGCGCCTTGTATAGCTCCTGACTCTCTACTGCCTCTCGATATTTGCGAAACGATTCAGAGCAGCGCTCAAACATATCCTTCCAGCCGAGCGCCTCTTCCTGCGCTTTCGCCAGTAATTCCCCAGCCTCGCCACGTTTCAACGCCTCGTTTTCTTCTTTGAGGTTAGCGTTTTCGTTCAACGCGTCGCTTAATCGACGTTCTGCTTGCTGCTTCTCGGCGAAAGACTCAGCAGAGGAAATACCGTAGCGATTGGCCTGCGCCTTCCATTGCGAAACTTCCGCCTGCGCGGCTTCGAGTTGCGCTTGCAGGCTCGCCCCCTCGCTGGTCATAGCCTGCTGACACAATCGGCGCAGCACCTCATTCTCACGCCGTAGTTGGTTTTTCTCGGTATCACTCCAGCTCACAATGCCCTCCGTTTGCGCACAATCGACCGTGGTTGCGTCTTTATGGGTTTGTCCTTGTACCGGGCTATCTCCTCAATGTCCCGCTCTCGAATACAGCCAGTTCTCAGGATCTCAATCACGCAATCAACACTCCGCGCCACGACCACCAACGCGCCAGCCTGGATCAGCCCATAAAGCGTCCGTGCCTGATCCGGGCTGAGTCGCCCCTTCGCGGATTTGCACTCAACGGCTAGCAGTTTGCCGCCGCGCGCACAGCCGGTAATGTCAGGCCACCCCGGCGCGATCCTGCGAACAAGCTGGCCTCGCTCGTTGTAACTGCGCTTGGCCTCGGTGATCGTGTGCGGGATTCGCTGGACGCGCAGGTATTGAATGATCGCGTCTTGGATCTGCGCCTCTGTCGCCTCTGCGCGTAGAATCTTGCGGCATTGTTCGAGTGAGATTCGCTCTGTCATACGCCCGCCTTTCTCAGTGCCTGCTCGACCATAACTTTCGCCTGCGGGAATCTGGCAGGCGGGAACAACTCGTAAATCCGCTCCGGGGAAACTTCGCGGGAAAGCGACTCAACGCCGAAAATCTTGCGCATTAACTGGTGTGCGGTTAGCGGATTGGCCAGAACATCCGCAGCATCGAGCGCTTCGCGCACACCGGGGCAGTTGAAAAAGCCGGCCAAGACAAGTTCTTTCCAGATGGCGCCATAGGGCGTCTTTTCTTTCGGCTTCTTCTCCCTCTTCGGCTTCTCTGGTTCCATGCCGATCTCCGTAATCCATATCAGCATTTCCCCGTCCGCATTGCGCGGAATGGTTCTCAGAAAGCCCCACGCCTCTTCGTCGAACTCGAACTGAACCAGACAGAAAAATTCCCCCTTGGTGTTCTCTTTCGTTATCACCCGGCGGTTGCGCCAGGTGAGTTGGACGGGTTTGTTTATCTGCGCTATGCCGTTTTTGTCGCTCATGCCGCCACCCCCACAATTACCCAGTATTTGCCGCTGGCCGTCGCCACCAGGCATTGCCGCTCGTAAACCGTCGCCTTCCCTATTTCGCTATACTGCGGATCTGCCGCCGGCCGAATCTCGCGCACGGTGCGCCAGACGCTGGACCGGCGCGGCTCCGGCCTGAGCTGGCGAGGAATGCGAATGGTTTGAAGTCTTCGGTGCGTATTCAAAACATTTCCTTTCTGGCCATGCCGTGGAGTTCGAGCAGGCGGCGCATAATTGACACCCCATACTGGTCGCTTGCCTGGGACCAATGCTCGCGCAGATCATCCTTGCCGACGTTGGAAGTCACGACGAGTTGATGGCGATATGTGTAAATCGCATCCATCAGCAGGAATAACTGCTCACCGGCGAACTCGGTCGGGCGAGCCTTATCAAACTCGTCGAGAAAGATTAGCCAGCGGCGGGAAGAATCGCGCAGGTTTTCGGATGTAATGACCGGGAGTTGCCCAGATCCGCACTCGTAGCGGCGGAACTGGCCGAGGAGTTCGGCCAAAGGGATCGCCACCGCTGGCCGATCCTGCTCGATGGCGCGCCTATAAAGCAACCAGCCGAACATCGATTTACCGCAGCCAACCCTGCCAGCAAGGAGCAGGGACATATCAGGATCTTTGCGCAGGGCCGCAATTAGCGATGGTTGGCCCTCGTGGCGTGTCAGGTCCGGCTGGATTGTCTCCAGATCCAACCCGCGATATTCGGGCGGAATCCGATCCATCTTCAGGCGTCGCTGCTTCACCTTGAGACATTCGCAGGGCTTTGCCCCCCGAGGCTCTAGAAATATCCATCCGAGATCCTGACAAGTCGCGCACTCATAAACAGGCTCAGATCTGTCTCGCATCGCGGATTCCAAGTTCTTCAGTTGTTCGGGCATTACCAGTTTGAGCGGTGTCAGGTTTGCCATTGGTCTTAAATCCCCCTTTCTCTGGGATTCCGGTGACGGTCCAATCGAATAGCCAGGCGAAATTGTCTGGCCTGTAGCCGCGTTTAATCCAAGCGATGTAACAGGCCTGAATCTTTCCAGTGTCCGGGGAGTCCCCCAAAAACTGAATCATCTCGTCCCAAAGCTCTTTCTTCGGGTAGCGGGAGGTTGCAGCCTTTATGGCCAGAATTGCCGGATGCTTACTCCGGGGATCTCCGGGTTTCGGCTTTCGCTTTTTCGCGCCTATATCTCTCTTGTCTTCTCCTAAAGAACTTTCTTCTAGAGATAAAGAATCATGTATATAGGCAACGTCTTTTTGCTCAATCGTTACATCAGCGTTACTTGAGCGTTTCTCAGGCGTTACTGAAGCGTTACATCTATGCCTTCTCACCCGTTCCGCAGCCAAAACCCTTTGTTTTAGTTTGACTTGCATCCTCTTGCTGATGACCGTTACATTTCCATCTCTCTCGTGAGTCTCCGCAACCTGGGTGGTTCGTAATTCAGCTATGGCCGCGACGAATTCAGCGGGAGTGCAGCGACATACACGGCAGAATTGATCGGGCGTGTATGTGACTTGACCACTACGACCTAACTCGTGAAGGACGCATAACAAATCGAACCAGATCCCCCGTGTTGATGGAGAACACATTGAAAGACCGGAATCTTTCATATCATCAACCAGATCCTCCGCATTGAAATCATTCCCACGCATTAAAGTAATTCTCGAATCGCTTCGATCAACTGTTCGGCATCACCATTAAAATTGCGCACTAACACCTTGGCAGCCTTCTTAATGTCAGCGGGCACGGTAAAGGTCTTCGGTCGGAACCCGGCCTTCACCATTGCGGCGTTGGCCGACATCTGGCCAGCAATAACTTTCTCGTGGAGCTTTGGAGCGGATTTGCGCAGGCGACGAAGCGCAGCGGCTTGGCTTGTTCCCGAGGGAGCGGGATCAGTTTTTATATTATACAAACTGATTTTAGCCTCTTCTGATTTTCTATCGCCCCCGTTCTTGCCCTGGATCTCCTTCTCCAGCTCATCCAATGCTTCGGGATCGTCAGCACACAGGCGCCGCAATGTCTTAATGTCCGCTCCCAGTCCTTCCAGCGGCTTTGCGCTCACGAACTCGGCAAACCTCTCGAACTTGACGACCTGCTTTGTCTGTCTGATATACCGCTCCCGCCAGCACCCCTCCTTGATGATCTTCTTCAGGAGGCCGGGGACATTGCCTAAGCCGTGTTCGCCGCTGCTAATGGCGTGCCCTAGCGCGTCCGTCACTTCGTAGTTGTAGATCAGGCTAGATTGATCCATCGCCAGCCTCCTGTAACTTTGCGCTGAGATATTCAATGCGGCGCCTCAGTCCATCTTCGTCGGCCTGGCGCGGGGTTTTATGGCGAGCCTCTAGGCAGGAATTATTCACGAACTTGATACAGGTCTCGTAAGACTGGCCCGTCCTAGATTGAAGAATGTACGCCCATCGATTGGCGAGCTTTTTAGCCACGTTCCGCAATTGCGCCTTGCGCTCGTCTTTAGAGGTCTTCCGAGACTCGGCAGACGGTCGCGGGCTTTCTGCGGTCTGGCCTTCGAATAGTTCGCGCAGTTCGTCGAGGGAGGCGGCCAGTTTGACGGCTGCAATACCTAGCTTCTTGGCGATTGGCGCTAGCTTCTCAAGCTCGACTTGTTGGTATTCGTGGCCATCATGGATCGCGCCATCGGGGCGGGCCGTGGCGTCATAGGCGATAATTGGGGTTCTCACTCGCGGCCTTTCAGCGTCTTCGCCTTCCATCTCCCGACGTACCGCTTCACGTTGTTCGCGTAGAACGTGGTCGCGCTCGTGCTTTACTTCAAGCGCATGGATCACGAGGCGCTTATCTTTCGGAATGAAGAAATAGGCGTCCGTGTCTTCGCTATTCCTGCGACGCACGATACGCCCTATAGCCTGGCGAAAGAACAAAGCCGATGTGACGTTGGTTGCGTAGACGCAGACGCGAAGCCTCGGAATGTCCACGCCTTCGCTGACCATCTTCACCGCCACAATCCATGGCGACGAGCCGCGCTCGAATTCAACTATGCGCCGCGAGGCGTCTTCATCTTCCGAAATGGCTATAACCGGATCATACCCGGTGACTTTCTTTATCAGCCGGGCCGCTTCTTTGGCGTGGTTTTGATCCATCGCTATCAGCAATCCGCCAGCGTCCGGTTCATCTTCTCGAATGCGCATCAATTCGCCGTGCGCCTCTCTGATCACGTCTTCCATCCAAGTCGGCGCTAGCAATGCCGCCCGTAGTCTCTGGCCGGCCTCTTCCTCTGTGAGTTCATCATCGAAGGTATGGGTGCGCATCTCGTCTTCAGATAGCCAACTGATTTCACCCTCAAAGGCCGGGAAATAAACCGAACGACACACATCATCACGAAGCGCATCGGCATAACCATAATCATAATCGGCGCTACTCTTATTATTCTCGTACTGTATGAATGGGATCGGGTTGTTGTCCCGCCTAAATGGCGTACCCGATATGCAAAGACGGAATGCGGCGGGACCAAAGGCGTGTTGTATCGCATCACCCCACGTCATATTCGCCCCGGCATGGTGAATCTCATCGAAGATAACGAATGTCCGCCCCGCAAGACGCCTGTGCAAGTCGGGCTGAGATCCAACGGCTTGATACGTAACTACAATGCCGTGATAGTCGCGCGCCTCGCGCCCGTCCGCGTTCTCAAATTCGCCATTAAGATCAATCCCGCAGCGGTGCGCCGACTTCACCCACTGCTTGCGCAAGTGCGAGGAAGGGGCGACGACTACAATCCGATCGACCTTGCCGCCGCTGAGCATTAAATGAGCGCAGCGCATAGCGAAAATAGTCTTCCCGGCACCGGGCGTTGCCACGGCTAAAAAGTCGAACGACTCATGGCGAATGAATCTATCGAATGCTTCCTTTTGCCATTCCCGCAACTCAAGATTGCTGGGCCACTCTCCTAATTTCTCGGCCATTCTTCTATTTCCTTTCTTCAGGTTACACTTGGGGCATAGGGCACGAATGTTTGTCGCATCTGTAACCCCGCCGAGCGAATAGGGCTGGCCGTGATCACCATGCCAGCCCGGTTCCAATTCTTCGCCGCAGTCTTCACACTTGCCGCCAGCTATCAGAAAAGCAGCGACTCTTTCGCTCGTGTTGAATCTGCGGCGCTCCATCATTTAAGCCTTCGCCTTGCAGTAAGAGCCGTCAGCCAGTTTCTTCGGGCAAAAAAATCCGCCTCTTTGGCCTGGCCTCATCTGCGAGCCGTGAACCGGACAGGTGGGAACGTCTCCAGCGGTTGCCGGCGCGCTCTCCTGCGGCGCCCTGACGGCGGCTTTCAGCGGCTGCCATCCGGCGTTGAGCAGTTTGCCCACCATGTTGTTGTAATGCTCGATTAGCTTCTCGGCCTGGCTGGCCTGCGGGCAACGGAACGTCAACATCACTTCCTGCCCCGAGCCGTCGAGCATCTTCACATTCATTGAAAAGCCGGCTTCCATCGTCGTGACGGCCGGCTGTTGCGCTTGCTGTGTTGCTTGTTCTGCCATAGCTCCTCCCATTGTTCTGATTAACTGTTAGCAATTGAACATCCACCAAACGACGATCCATAAAACGACGCCCGCCCCGATCGAGTACGCCGCGCCTTCCCAGAATTTCAGATCGTGTTTCATGATTCCTCTTTGTTTAACTGCCCCGCCGCGACCGGTTTCGCCGGATTTATCTGCGCTTTTCTTGATTACGAACGTCCAAAACCAAAAGAACAACGCGGCGGGGCATTCCCCATAGGTTTGACACAGATTCGTTGATTTCCCCTGCGCCCCCACCACACTGCATGCCGCCGGTCGGGCGCGGGGCCGGCGGTGAAGAGTTCAATGTTTCAGCCAATCAACCACGGTCCCGCAGTCGGGACACGCGCCTTCCGTTAACTTGCCAAGCGGAAATACTTGACGGCAGCCGCCGCACAGTAGCGGTAGATTGTCTCTATCCTTCTCGGCCTCGATCTCGCGTATGCGCTTCAGTTCAGCCGCCGCATGCTCGGCGTATATCTGGCCTGCAACCTCGATGATCTCCGATAGATTCTCGGCGAGCTTCATCTCGGCCTGGGTCAGTTCATTCGCCAGCCGAATGCGGCCGTCCGAGATCTGCCAGTTCTCGTCGGCGAATCTCTCGTCAAATGCCGCCAGGCGAATGCGTCTATTCTTCGCGGTGATCATCTCCCGCCTACGATCGGTGAATAACTGCTCCATGCGATCGAGCGTGTCCTGCGTCGGCAGCTCTTCGACGAATGTGTCTGAGTATTCAATTTGGGCAATATTCATTTCTTAACCTCCGTTGCGCTAATTACCCGCGACGGCTTAGTGTTTTTGCGCTTGATCACGCGATCAGCAAGAATCCAGGCGATCTCGCTGTTGGCCGCTTTGATCGGCAGCGACACGATCTTGCCGCCGATGTCAACTTTAACTTCGAACTCTTTGTCCTTTGCCATTGACGTGTATACCGGCGAGCAGGTCGGCGGCTTCGTTGCAGCGCCGCGCGGCTGCTCTGAGTTCCTTCTCGGCCTCGGCGTCGGACTTCTGGGCGCTCTGGCCGCGAGCGCGACGGCCTGCGGCGGCCTCGCTGTTGATATAGTCGAGGATTTCGTCAACGCCTTCTGGGTTTCTGGCGCCAACTGCATCGAGTAATAGCATTAGGTTTTCGAGCGGGTTGAAACGTCCTGTGGCTGTGCTGTCGTCGGCCTCGGGTTCTCTGCGCCACTTCTTAACCGTATCGACAGAGCAGCGCATCAGTTTTGCAATGCGTTCAGCTTCTCCCCGTGGTATGGCTTGTTCTAAAATCTCCCACGTCTGCATATCTCTGTGTCCCGTTTCTGCTTGATAAAAATACTTACATCTCGGGGCAGTACCCCGTATTGTTCGCGTATGCTATCCACGCTCTCCCGTAGGAAAACTCATTACCGTTTGCGGTCAACGCAGCGTCTTGCGCCGTGGCGTATGGTGGCGTGTAGTCGGCGATGGTGGGCGTGTCGTCGGTGTGTCTCTGGGTGTTCAAGTAAATATCGGTCCTGGGGCTAATAGGTATAATTTCTGTCATTGTGTTTAGGTCTTTGACAAGTAACGTTAGTAGTTAATCGGCGATTGGTCTTGGCGGGCAAATCGCCGATTCGTGTATATAGCGACGGGCATCGCACCCGCCTGGAGGTCATTCACCCTGATTTTTGCGGCCCAGGGCTACCATCATTCGCAGGGCGCCCACCTCTAGCGCGCCTCTTGATGGCGAATCGCCTCCCTCTTCTGGGCCTATTGGTTCCCTTGCCGTCCGTCATTTCCTTGAACCGGAGGGGATCGCACGGCGGCGATTCGCCAAACTAAAAACAGCTCAACTCGAACGCCTGAAAAGCGTCGTAGTTCTTCGGATTGTTCTTCCACTCGATCAGGGCGTCGAAAAGCTCTTGCTTGACCTTGTAGGTCGGGAAGTGTCCATGCGGCATCCGTCCAATGAGGCCTCGCTCAACGAGTTTAGTAACCGTGCGCCGCGCTCCGTTATGGGCGTTGTCGCGGCGCGGAAAGACCTCTTGCGGTTCAAACTGCGGCAATGGATCAACGTTCGTTAGCCCGTAAAGAGCCGCCGCGACTTCTGCTTGTGCAAGTGTTAGTTTGTTAGCCATTGGTTACTCCCTTTCTTGAAACATCATCCCGAGGGGCGCGGCCTCCGATCCCCCAATCTTCAACCGCGCCCCTGGTGGCATCGGAGGCGCGTTGCCTCCGAATCTGGAAAGATCGAATTGCTGCGGGCCGAATTGCACGGCTAAGGAAACGACTGGGTTCTAGTCATCCGCTATGCGTTAGACATCACCCCGGATGCGTCCTGCGTGTCACCTGTCCACGCCGCCGCAGCATCTTGAGGTAGCCCTACTTGCATCTCGCAATCCGTGCCACTTCGTCTGCTGATTTCATCTCGTAAAGTTGTTCGCGCGCCACATCGTTTATGGCTCCGCAGAAATCCGACATGCCCATATAACCTCGAAGTTTGGGATGCGTCGTGCGCCAGCTTTTTGGGTCGATACGCAGCTCCCATCCCGTCGTGTCGTTCTTGATAGTCCAGACTTCACCGTTCGGGAACTTCACGGTTTCGCCTTCACACGGTTGGTTGAAAACGTGAATGTGTTCCGCTGCGTAATTAGCGTAATTCGACATAACCGCTCCTTATTTCAATCTGCAGGGCGGCGCTTCCAACACCGCCCCGCCTTCGTTTCGCGCCCAACCGTCCATTCGTCGTGGCGCCGTTACTCGGCCGCGTTGGCCGAATGTCATTTCAATAATCCGAGGGACTTCATTGTCCCCGTCGCGCCCAGACGCCGCAGCGTCGGCAGCGCGGATTCATAACCATTGCCTTTAAATTCTCTTTTCACCGGCGCTGGCGTGCGGCTCGCAGCGATCCACTGTTCAACGTGTTCGCGGCGCACATAAAGCCGCGTGTGGTATCCGCCCGGCTGCCAGCGCTCAATCGAGGGAAAGTGCTTGTATGAACCGTCCGCGTTTTTCATTCGGAAGTAGTCTTGAGGCCGGCACATCAGCGCGGCGGCTTCGCGGTAGTCGATCCATTCGTTCATTGATCGACCTCCCCGTAGAGTTCCTTCGCGGCAACGCTCATCGCGCCCCAATAGTCCCGGCGGTTTTCAGTCATGATTTGGTAAGCCCGACGTTGACACGCCATATGGGCAATTGCCTGTGCGTGAGCGCCCGCAAGATAAAAATCGCCCTTCTCTATCTGCGTATGTATGTGGCGCAAATGATACTCACACGCCTCATCCCACTGATCGTCCATGAAAGTCGTGATCAGTGGGGCTTTGCGCTGTTTGCGCGGCGCATCGTTCTGGCGTTGCTGGCGGCAGCGGATTGTTTTCGGTGAGTCGTATGCCATAACGAAAAGGAATGTACGCCAATGGCTAACAGTTGTCAATACCTGCCTAACAAGTTTTTCAAAAAAAATTACGCCGCCATCTCGAAGGCGGTAAGCGCAAGCAAATCAACGCCATACAGCGCGCACATGCGCGCAAGCGTGGTAGGCGACGGTTTCTGACCGCCATTTTCATATTGCCAGAGCCGTTCCCGGTGAATGCCAAGCATTTCCGTCGCTACCTTATTCGCGGATAAGTCTGGGAATTTGGCCAGCCTCGCCTGCTTGAGCTTGTTGGGATCGAATATCAGCTTTTGAACTAGTCTCGGTTCCATGCGCGCAGTGTAGCCAGGAATGCTTATTTAGTCAACCATTGGCTAACACATTTTTACACACGGTTAACAGATCTAGTGTTATTCATTGCCTAACGGTATGGAAAAAGAACGGGACAAATATGCTGAATTGTTCGCCGATTATATGATCGAGGCCATGGCGCGCACCCGATTGCGCCAGTCTGAGATCGCCCGACTGACCGGGTTGTCGAGGGCGACAATCAGCCAGATCGTAGGAAAGAAGCCCCATTCATTGACGGGCAAGCTACTCCTGCCTGAGCGGGAGACGGTAGACAAAATCGCAAATGCCTTCGGCGATCCCGTTTCAAAAGCTCGGCGCGCCGCTGGGTATAGCGGCGGCAGTGATAAAGATGAGCGCAAGGCAGGACTCGACGCCGAGCGACAAGCACAAGCGGCCCGAATAGCCGAGATGGTAAAGAACTTTGCCCAACTCTCGCCTGAGCGCCAGGCCCAAGTAATGGCGATCATGCAAGTATTACAATCAGAACACCCAGAAGCCTTACAGATACTTGGCCCAGAATTCACAGTAGAAGACCTAAGCGAACTAGACACAGACTTAATAGAAAAAGACACAGGATCTTAATTAGCCTCACCAACCCCAGAGGAAAGGATACGAATGCGCTCGCCCCCACAGTCCCCAATGCTCACTCATCCCTGATCTTGGTTCGCTTGATCTTTTAACGCGGCTGAAAAACCCCACAGCCAAACATGCCGAAAAGTCGCAATAAGTAAGCAAGCGGGCTGCTTTGTTTTGGAAATAAAAAACAAGGAGTCCATCATTGAAAAAATCATACATAGTTGTCTCATCGCGTCTTGAAATAGACGAAGGCGCGGAGGTGATCACGGCCGGGCGAGGGGAATCGAATATTAAGCCCGGGTCTTTTTGCGTGGTCAAACTCGGTTCAATTATCACGTATGGGCGGTTTTTCCCGAGTCTCGCCGGTTCCGACTGGCTCGTTCAGCCGGGACGCATGGTGCGAATTGTCGGGAAGGCGGTAATCGAAATATTGGCCCTGGCGATAATGATCTCGCCATGATCGACAAACGCTACTCAGCAAAACACCGGCGCAAAATGTGGGGCTTCGACGAGCGGTTTCTCGACGGCGCTGGACGCAAGAAGCGCGTGCGGCGATACGAGTTCGAGACACGCGACGAAGCCGAAGAAGTGGTTGCCGCACTGAGACGAGCGGAGAGGGAAAGGGAGTACGGCTTAGCGCCGCTGATCAATCGGCCGACACTGCAAGAGCTAGTTGAGAAGCGGATTCCCATGATCGCAGCCAAAGCGGAGCGCACACGCGCGAAACGTATTCTCTATACCTGGCTGTCTCTGATCGATCAGAGAATCAGGGTGGACGAAATCAAAACCGCCACCATTCGCGTCTACGTCGAGAAGCGCCAGGCGGACGGGCGGCCACCGTCATCGATCAACAGGGAATTGGCGACGATCGCCGCCACGCTGAATCAAGCAGGAGAAATATTTTCAGAGTTGGAGCAGTGGAAGACGCCGAAGATGCCGCGACTGAAGGTGATCAAAAGCCGACGCGAGCGATTGATCTCTGACGATGAATACAGGCAGATCGTCGCCCACCTGCGCCGGCCAATGGATGAGATGGACGGCCCGCCGCCGAATCGTCCGAACGCCTATAAGTGTCGAATCCGCTGCGCCCAGATATTCGAGTTTGCGATGGCTACCGGCGCCAGGCACGGTGAGATCGTGGCGCTGAAGTGGATGGACATTTCATGGGAGCGGGGAAAGATACTGATCTATCAAAGCAAGACAGATCACTATAAGGAGATCCCGTTGAGTTCGTCGCTGATCAGGATTCTGAACGAGCGCAAGCCGGCAGTGGGGACCTATGTATTCACGAAGAACGGCAGGATCTTTCTCACGTTCTATAAGTTTCTGCGGGCTGCCTGTGAACATATCGGCATCCCCTACGGTCGATGGGAAGAGAATGGGTTGATACTTCATTCCGCGCGCCATACTGTCACGACCCATATGATCGAGGCGGGTCTCGACTATGACACGATCGGCTCGATCACCGGTCACAAGGCGAAGGAACTGATAGCGCATTATGGGCACAAGCATCCTGGATCTGTGGCTAGAGCTGCCGCAGCTCTGGAGGAAATGAATAAACGGCGCGAAAAGTAGCTACGGCTGGCCAATCCGTGGACATGGAAAAAGTGAAAATATTGCGTCTAAAAGACTTGCCAATGCCTTCGTAGAGAATCATATATTTCAGCCACCTTCGCTTACCGCATTGCATTTACATTACTTACCGAATTATCCAGTTCCCTGAATTTACCGAATTTACCGATAGTTCAGTATGGCTGGGACAAATTGTGGACAGCGAATTTTAGCTGTGCTATCTTGCACTCGTTCAACCGTCCTACTCGTCTGGCACTTCCAATGCCCGGCGCCAATCAACCCTAAAAATAGAACGCCCGCGTGGCGTGATAAAAGCACACCACACGGGCCACCGCACACAGACCTAAACAAGAATGTGCGGCGGGACATTTATAGCATTTTCGGCCATAAATCGTCACGCCGCCCCTATTAAGAAGGGGGCGAATATGAACACACCTAAATACGAATGGGGAAAGGCCACCATCTTCTGTTGCTGCGTCCTGGCCGCCGCGCTCGGCGTCGGGATCAGCAATTACTACGTCTTTTACGATTCGTTCTGGATGGCGACGATCTTGCTGGCGATTACTGTCGGAGT